TCATTCTTCTCAAAAGAAACGGTTAGTTGACTATCTTGGAAAAATTCATTATAAACATGTCTTCTAATGTATTTACCTAATTTAGAAGATTCGCTTAAATCAAATGTTTTAATAATAGTTGCATTAGCTAACATAGACTTAATTCTATCTTGCTTATCAGCACCTAAATCCCCATAGTTTACATTTGGTTTAGGAGAATTAACTCTATAGATGACAAATGTTTTAGGTATATTTGTGTCTATTTGGATAGGAGCAAATATTCTAAAGTTTTCATCGTATAACTTAGAATTGTTAAATCTAGTACCATATTGATAATCTTCTTCAAATTGCAAATCATATGACTCTAAGACTGAAAGATCAGAAGCTCTTCTCTTTGTCTCATAAACCATGTCATATGGTGTTTTATTATCATTAAAGAATCTAGAAACATCATATGAATAGTCGCTTTCTGGACTTACTCCATATCTTTTATAACGAGAATCTGAAAGATCCTTATTTGCGTTTATTGATTCTAAATATATTTCGCCTCTAGAGTCAGTAACTAATTTAATATTACCCGTTAGTCTAGGATTAGTTCTGAGAAGAGGCTTAGAATTATTATGTAAGTTATAGTTTTGTTCTAGTCCAAACCTAGGTGCTAGCTCTTCAGCTTGATTGCCGTCGTCAAATTTAGGAAAAGAATATGGAATTCCTGGTTGTCCCACAGTACTATTAAGACAATCATCACAACCGCCTATATGATAATATATTACCTTTTCACTAAGTATACCTATTGTGCCTGGATTAACAAACTGAATATCTCCTTGGAAATAATCTAATTGTGATGACATGAGTTCTTCAGCTTGCGCTGGAGAAGATGCAAATATTTTACCTACGTATTTTTTACAACCATAATTTAAATCAGTTGATTCAAAACTATAGAAAGAAGAATTAAAACCTATTTCATCGGTAAATTCTGACATATAACTTGTGTTATTATCAGGTTGATTGGTATGTTCTCCAAATAATATGTAGTGAGTATACTGACCATTGACCGGAATGCAAGAGCTAAAAACATAAAACGCTAATAGATAATTAGCCCCTGAATTTTCAGTTAATGTGTTATCATTTAGTGCGTCAAAGTAATTGGGAACAGGTTGTATATTGCATTGAATAGAATTAGCTATAAATGCTTGAGATTCTGTTTGACTAGAATTTAAACCAATCCAATGTCCTCCAGTTCCATCTTCGTTTGCAATCCATTTATAGTAATAACTAGTATCATCAGAATATGCATTAGTTTTTAAAGTTTGACCATTTGGAGCAGCAAGATTAGATAACGAGGTATATAGCGGTATATCATGTTGTACAATTTCATCTAAAGTAAAATCAAGTAAATCAGCATGTAATCTATAGTACACATTAGAATAACTTTGCTTTTGTCTATAGCAAAATTCATTAGAAAAATCATAATCTGGAAAAGCTTGAGGCCAAGGAGAAATATAAATTAAATTACTAAAAAATCTAACAGTCGTCTCGTTTCCAGTACAGATAAATGGAGAACTATAACTATCACTTATAGTTACAAACTCTCTACCTCTCCATGGGTTACCACCTTCTTCAGCAATATTTGAATTAAAATTGTAATAAAAACCTAATTCATCTCCAAAATAACCAGACGTAAATAACAAATCATCTATTCCATAATAAGCTCCAGCGGATAAGCTATCAACATAAAGCGGAATTTGATTTAGCATTATTTCTTCAAATGTCAAATCTTCTTGTCCAAATGGATTTAAATATTGACAAGTAACTAAACTATTAGCTTGGTTACTTAAATTAATGTCGCAATATGCCTGTTGTGAATTAGCATAAAATAAATCAATAGTTCTAACCTGAAATAGAGATAAACCTTCTATTGCACAATAAATACCCGAATTATTAGTAGGAGAAGCTATGCTATATAATGTAAAGATACCAAACGTATAAAACCCTGGATCTGAAAAGCCCGATCCAAAAAATCCGGCATTCGGATCAGGATCTTCTTTTAAATATACAAAATATCTATTATCATCTATGCCATATGCGCCATCTGGCGCGTCTACTAACTGCCAATATTCTGGTACAATTTCATTTGGTATAGAGAACGGTGTAATATATATGGGTTCTTGAGCTTCCATAAGTTCACCTATAGAAGTATATTCTACGTTATTATTTGTGTAGAAAATTCTTAAACTATTTCCAGATGAACAAAATAAATTATCTTGAGAATCTACCCCTTCGCCTGCAACTTCTATTGTATTAGCATACTTAACTGTAAATTCTCTAACAGTTTCGTTAGACGCAACAACTTGAGTACATATTGACGCTTGCCAATTAACAGTGTAATCATTTACAAATGATTCTATATTGTATATAGTTACATCGTTTTGGCTACTAGGAAATCCTTGAGTCGCATAATAAGCAAAGCCCTGAATTGGATCAGTTGCCGGTAATATATCTCCATTAGAATCCATTAGAGGTATACCACCAGCTGCTATTTCATTTAATGTGGCACCTGCAGGTACTTCTTCTGTTGGAAAATAACTTACACCAGAAAGAGGTAAAGCCGGCTGAGAAAAATTACATGGAGTATTTGAAGTTGTCCATTTTCTATAAATTTGTCCAGCCGTACCGGTAAAATTTACTAATACTGGATTTACAGGACTAATTAATCTAGTTTGTAACTCATTAACTTCGTTTCCGTTAAAGTCTGTATATGTATATGTCTCCCAAATATAATTCGTATTATGTAAAACCACACTAGTTGGAGGATTATAGCTATAAACTATAGAGTCTTCATTATCGGCTGGATCAAAATTAGTTACAGGAAATGGATTAGCACTATATTTACCAGGAGCTGCTTCATTTTGAAGTTGATTATCAAAATAAAGCTTTATGCCTAATGGCGCAATTTGAGCTATACTCCATCTGGGATTTGAACAACCTGCACCACCTGGACCAAGATCAGCATCAAGTGGAGAAGGTAAATCTAAAACACCGTCAGGGTGTTGAGAATAACTTGCGATAGTAGTATAGACTGTATTGCAATTAACTGCATTTACCGGATCATCTGAACCTACTCGATAATAGTAAGTTATTGGACCAACTGACGTAGGAAGTTGATCTGCATCACCCTGTGCTAAACTTAAACCGTCGTGAGGCTTATAATAAAGTTGTATACTCTTTGTATGAATTGGTGGCATTCTTAAAAATAGATTCTTTTAATATACTAATCTCCTAGTATATATCTACTCCCTTTATGCCGATAGAGTCGCAGCTTTTATAGAATTTTGATTAGAACCTTGCGCCTTATATTTAGAGAAGACTTCTAGATCAAAAGAGAATTGTTCTCCGTCAGAATCAAATATATCAAAACCAATTTTCTTAGAGTACGTCACATTAGTTACAGACCTTGACAATATACCCGCTACTCTACCTGTGTCGCTTTCTGGATTATTACCGGCATAATCAGTCATTCTATATTGGAAGACAACATCTAATGATATCGCATTGTTATCTCCATTTTCTATTCTAGCTTTACCAAACTTATTATCACCGTCAACTAATAAAGAAGTAGTATTTATAGGAGATAAGAATAAGAAAGATCCACATGATTTACCTCCTAAAAGATATTGATCAGCTGCATCAAATGACATCTTAATCGTTCTGTTTACATCTTCATCATATCTATATGCCAATTGCTTTAAACCATTAGTATCTGTTGATTTTAAAGTCGCTGTTTTAGGCATACTATAAATCATGCTTTGTACCAAATTAGCAACTGCTATTTCTTCTTGAACATCTGGTATTTCAGCATCACCTGCACTAAAATCTGGATTTATAGAATTAACATAACCTAAGAAAATGTTGGCCATATCAGGGTGAGACTTGTGCAAGAAAATAGAATTATCATAAGTAAGTGGATCTGAAGGAATTTCAGCCGTATCTACGTGTGATATAAGTGTATTTTCATCACTGCTAATATTATCAACTTCAAATAAAGCTACCGCATCTGGATTAGTTACGGGATTATTAGTATTTGCAAGTCTATTTCTACCAAAAGTTCCTGTCCAAATATATCCATTGCTAGAAGCATCACCAAGCAGAGGTAAAATAGAATTAGTTCCAGATGCATAATTAGCATAGCCTAACGAATATTCATAGTCTGAAAAATCGCCAGAACTTTCTGAGGCAATAACAGATTGGTTCATATATAATGATTTTTCATTAGCTACATCCATAAATCTATTGTAGATAAATTGACCTCTTCTTTGAATAGATTGATATGGCGCTTGTCTAGAAAATTCAGTTTCAGTTTCTCCTCCTAAAGATTGATATTGAATAGGACTCATATCATATTTGCCCTCAGTTCTATAGTAGATATCATCTATTACTCTATTGTCAATAGTTCCTGAAGCATCAAAGCCAAATCCACCATCTACTGCCGAATCAGTCGACTTAAATGCAGGTAAATCTCTATCACCAGTTATTCTAGCAATTAATTCTAAAGTAGTTGCCCTTGTGTTTTTAAGAAGAAGCTTAAATGTTTTGGTAACTATATGTCCTTTCTTAATGGCCAAATCTGCAACTTCATCTACATAATATCCAGCAAAAACCTTATTATTTGTATTTCTGTTTATTTCAGTAGTTGTACCATCTTCAGCGACTAAAGTCACAGCCAATTCGCCTCTAATATTACTTATAGTCTCTTCAAGCGCAGAAATCTTATTTTGCATTTCTGTTAGCTTATCGAATAGAGAAACTGGGTTTTGTTCAGGCGATAAGAAACCAGATGCAATAGTATTAGTTGTGTGAGCAAAATACTTTTCATTAGCTGAGAAAGAATCACCTACGTGACCATAAACGCCAGCTGCTTCTAATTCTTCAAGTAGTTTAACTCTTGCTACCTCATTTGCGTTTTCCTCGACTAAGTTAACAACACTAACATTATCTAATTCTCCTTCTGGGAAAACTACTCTAATAATGTCCGACCACTCTGACTCTAATGGGTTGCTTGGCCATCCAGCTTCTGATATAGACTTAACTTTAAACTCAACAACTTCTCCAGAACTAATAGGAATATCAAGCTGATTAAAGTTAACCTCTTGCCCATCTTCTACTGCACTATTTGACCAATAGAACTTACCTTCTTCGTTTCTTAGTCTAGCTCTAACCGGAGTTTCTATTTCATTCCAATTACTAAAGACTCCCGTTCTCTTATTGCCTTTATCGTCAAATGAAATTTGAGCAATCTCAGAAGTTTTGCCAGAAGTAGATAAGTATCTGTATTGAATTTTAAACTTAACAACTTCTTGTGGTATAGTTTCTGCAACTAATTTAGGTTCTGGAATAGCCCAGAATCCTCTAATTCTATATTTAGGTGCAATAGTAGTTAATTGTGCATCTGAAGCCGCTGATTGAATTTGAGAAACGATAGACCCATAAAGCTTGGACTCAGAAGCTCTTTCATTAACTAATGAAACCAACTCATTTTTATCTTTATCTCTTTCAATAATTGACTTATACTTTTTGCTAGAGATTAAAGATCTTTTCTTAGCAATAGTATCGTCTAGCTTTTTAATAGCCGAATCTGCACTTACTTTATCAGCATTAAGTTTTTTAACCTTCAGGGCAGCGTCGTTCTCCGTTAGATGCTTGTTGATCTGCACAACTTTAAAGTTCTCTTCTAGAACCTCGGGTGCGTCAGGAGCAACGCCTAACGTTGAAGGAGGGATTGGATCATCCTTTAAAGCTTTAATAAACTGACCAAAGTCAGCTACGCTATCTTTATAGTAATCAGCCAATGTAATAACCGTTCCATCTTCTTTAGTCATTGTTAGACTATTAGAATAAAGAGCGGCACCGGGTGACCAATTTTCTGCTACAATCTTAGAGTTAGTATCTATAACTTTGAAGAAGACCACAAACCTATCATCGAATCCAACATTTATATCAATATTAACTTGAGTATCATTGGCTTTATAGATTGATAGAATATTTGCACCTATCTTAATAGCCTCGAAACCTTCTACAATATCAAGCTCAACTTGACGAGTTTCTGTGTAGATTGTCTTAATCTTATATTTCGTGCTTCTTCTTTGAGTATTGACAATTAGCTCATCGCCAACCTTCATGAACTCAGTGTCTTTTAGATCTTTATCGGCATCAGTATAAGTTAACTTATCAAGCGTATAAAGTTTGATAGTTTTTCTCTTTTCTTCTCCTTCAACTACAATAGTCTTTTGAACAGTATCTATAGATGTTACATCAAACTTACCATAATATAGAGTATTTCTATATGGCATGTCTCTAACTTCTTCATCAATAAAGAAAGGAATATTGTTAGCCGCTATAGCCGACATTAATTGATTGTGATCTACGTCATCTTCACCTAAGTAATTGTCATCAAAAAACTGCGCTGCAAAATCAAATGAACCATCGATAATAATTCGCTTAACTAAAACCCTTTCAGTATCAGTTGGAACTTGACCACTAACATCAAATGAAACTTTTAATAAAGGTGTTAAAAAATCCTCAAAGAAATAATTTGATTTAACTTCAAACGTGTTAGGTCTATTAAGAGTACCTATATCTGCTGCTGGAGTTTTTAAACTAGATTTAAGTATCTTTTGATAAGATCCATCTGCCAATCTAACTTTAGCTGTGCCATCTGATAGACCCGCAAGAGCCTTCATATTTTGCTCTAGCCTTTTTAACTCACGGTTCATGTAACCAAAGGCAGGAACGTAAACCGTCTTAGTACCTCCGTCTTCGGTTAAAATATCAAGAGGCACTGTTTCTCTATCAGAGATAACCGCCTCGTTAATACGTTCGAAAGCATTTAGAGTATTTGTGTTAATCTCTAAAAATTGCTTGATTATCGTAGAAAGTGAGTTATTTGTGTTCATCTTAAAATGTCTACTTCAAAGATATAATTTGCTGGGTCGATGCAGACTACCTCAAAATAAGGCTTGTTTGATAATAGGTCAGAGGGCCTAATAACACTTCCAACTATTTTATCAAATCCACTAGCTGAACCGGTCCTGATATAAATATCACTCTCTGAAACGTCTATGGTTTCAAACGAAATTTTAACAGTTTGACCCTCTTTCCAGCCTACTCGTCTATCATCTATGTATATATTTAAGTCCCCCGATAGCGTAGGTGTTTCTTCTCCCCCTAAACTACTTGGATTTCCAGAAGTTTTGTTTATTAAACTAATTCTATTTGTAAATGGCTTTAGTTGAGACCATACTCCAAATGAAGCTGAACCTCCATCAGCCCCGCTGGGATTAAATGTGTTAGTTCCACCCAAGGCTCCCCCAACTCTCTCACCGGCGTTAATATCCCATTTAAAAACATTATTGTTTGAATATCCTTGAACCGTGTTATTTACTTTAATTCTATTAGGAACGCTTTTATCAATCTCAGTACCTAAACCGTTAAATATAACATCAGTATTGTATTGTAATTCAACTGGGATAGTGCCATCTATTAAAGAGTTAAGTTTATTGTGTGCCTTGGTAATTAATTGTAATAATGAATCAGAATCTTGTAAAGCTATAGAAGCATTATTGAAACTAGTCTCGAGATCTTCTAATCTTTGAACCATTTCATCTCTTTCTTCTCCTGCTAAAACTATTCTTTCTAAATCTTCTAATCTATTTGCTAAGCTACCATAAAGGTCATTTGCTCTTAATAAGAGATCAGTAGCATGTTCAAGGGCAGTTGTTGTGTCCAAGAACAAGTCCATTGAGAACGTAGTAAAGTCATTGATATTAGTCTCAACGCCTACATTATCTAATGAAGTATTGAACTTTAAGTTAAGCTTTAGTGAAAACGCGTTACCGTTAAGACCTGTAACTTCATTTGGCTTAAACTTAAGTTGCTCATGAATTTTTGAGCCCACTCCAAAGTTTCCACCTATGTTATCTAAAATTAACAAACCATATAGATTTGTTGCTCTATTTACGGGAGTAGAAACGCTAAACAAGTCATAATATACTAAAACAGCATTAAATCTAAAGTCTTGTCCCTTCTTTGAAAAGTCATTTAAGGTACTTACTTTAGTATCGCTAGCAATACCATGATATGACAAAGGCTCAAAATCAATTTGAACACTATCAGTTGCATTTGAGTTTATATCGTAGTAAGGTCCGCCTGCATTTGCTCCAACATCAACTATAGCATCTAAAGTTAAGTTAGGGTCTGGGTGAGTTTGACCTCCTCTTCCAGAAAGATCATTATCAGAATAAACTTTAGTGGCAGTTGTATTGTAATTAGTAGGGCTAAAAAGAACAGTAGGAGTATTACCAACCGCTGAAGGTACGTTAATATACACTTCGTGATATGTGTTGCCCTTATATGCTATATCGTTTTCTGCATCAATTGAACCCAAATACTTAACTACTCTTTCATAATCTAAGCCAGTTCCCGTTGCATCAAGCTCTTCGGTATAATGAGTTCCAGATGTAGATTCAGAAGAATCACTCGTCTTGAATCTAATAGCTCCCAAACCTGACAACCACTTAAAAAGAATTTTCTCAGCATCTGATTGCAGAAGAACTGGATCATGGTCATCATCTTGTAATAAAAGTTCTTCTAAATTAAGAACATAACTTTGAAACGATTGAGCAAACTCAACATTAGCTTCGCTATCGGCTAAGTATTGATTACCCGATGCTTCAGTTTGATTCGTTAAGTTAATGGTATTTAAACCATTAACCGGAGTTGTAAAATCTGGTAAATCTAAAAGTGCAAATTTACTAAACTCAAACTTAATATCGGGGTTATTAAATGCACGAGTTATATCTTTTGCTGCTGAAGCAAAAGCATACATAGTGCCACCCTGTGGCTGAGGTATCCTAATTAGAGATGTAGCCATTTAAGTTAGTTTTGATTAAAGTACAATTGTTGCTCCTACGTGAGAAGTTACATACCATTTACTACCAACGTATCTTAAAGTTACATTAGAGTTAGTATTATCAAGCGTAAGTGAAGATGCGCCTAACGATCCAGTTATAGATATTGATCCACCTGCCTCATTTACAATAGTAATCTCTTGACCCTCTAAGCCAGCCGGTAGATTAGCATTATTGTTTATAAGGTAAGTTGTATATTCTCCGGTTGCTGGATCTAATGCGTTTGCTCCAGTATTGATAGGGGATGCAGCTGTACCTAGAACACCATTCTTAAGTAATCTACCCCCTAAAGAAACTTCTTTATCAAATTCTGAACTTACTCCAATTTGAAATACATTTGCATTAGCGCTTGCAATGAGAGTACCACCATCTTGAACAGTAATAGTTTCGGTTTGAATAGCAGACATACCCGCAATAGTAGAAGTTGTAGTATCTATTAATGTGGAAATATCCGCCAACTCATTGTTCAACGATGAGAAATTACCATTGATGGTAATTCTAGACGAAGATAAGGAATCAGTTCCTAAAATTTCAGTAATGTTAGCCATTTTTTACGTTATTTTACTTTTAGCATATTTCTTTCGATAGAGTTTACGTTACCATTTGTATCTTCCACATCCAATCGTATTGTGTAATATCCTGGATATTGAAAGATGTATGTTAACCACATATCATCATAGTATATATCATTCGCTTCAGAGCTTATAGAATTAGAAATTGTCCATTTTTGGTTCTTAATTCCAGCCATCTTAGTAATATCTGCAGATATAGTCAAGTGGGTTGACCTTTCTACTTCTGCAAAATCTCTAAAAACTCTTACGTTATCAAATGTAGGATTGTTATGAATACAGTGTAACTTACCGCTTATTTTTCCATTTAATACTTGATTATTGGCGTCAACAACATATACGTCATCGAAATCATTATATCTTGAATAGTTTTTACCAACTGCAAGTATATTAGCAGCTAATATATTTTGAAGAGGTATATCATCAACATCATCTACTGCTGGACCTCCACCATCAGCTACTTGACCATCTTCATCACCATCTACTGGTATCCACTCTCCTGTAGAATCAGTAGTGCCGTCTCCGTCATAGTCAACATATATAACATTGTAGTTAAATTTACTTATAACCTCATCCTCTGAAGCATTTAGTTCATCGACTAATTGTTGCCAATCTGCAAGAGAATTAGGACTAGCTGGAGAAACGGTAGGCGTAAATGTTCCAATCTTTGACTCACCTGTACTTGGATCAGTATGTTCAATGGTTAACACTTCATTAGCTGATAGACCAAGTATCTTAAACGAAGCTGTTAGATCCATTCCAACTACTGTAGCATCCCACCAATTATGTTGACCATCATTCCATCTAAACTCACAGTTACTCCATTGATATGGACCAGCCGTTTCTGAAAAGCCAGTTTCAGAATAAATGTCCAGGTATCTCTTAACCATAGACGTATTAATGCTATGAGACTCGTCGTGCAAATAATTAGCTCGATCCATTGACAAATAGAAAGTAGATAAAATATCTTCAGTATATTGAGTATTATTTAAAGGCATAGACCAAACACCTCCAGTAGAATTCCAATCAGTATCAGTATCTCTCCATTGCATTGTTTCCATCCACTTATGTAGTCCATAGATTTCAACATCTTTAAGTTTAACATCGATAGTATCTTCTCTATATTCATAGGATCTATGGCCAAATAAGTCATATGTTCTCATTTCGACACTATATTTACCCTCATATGGTAATGCCAATGGAAAAACTAAAAAGTCGTCAATAGGCCCTCTAAATGTATTACTATAATCTCTAGGACCTGTAATTACCCATTCAATTTCATAAACCCAACGCTTCCACCAATCTTTCCAAGTTACACCTAAGTTTTGATTAGAATCCATTGCATCGTTCCAATTAAACTCAGCATCATCCCAAGTATACGTGAATGTCTCAGTACCGTCTAGTATTATTGGACACCCAACTGGAATATCTTGGTTAAATGTATCTAAAGGCCCTTGAAAATAATTCTCATAAAACTCAAAATATTGATCTCTTAATATTGATCTTTGTCCTTGAGTAACAACTTCTCCATTAGCGTCTCTTATATCTCCACTTAGATCACCATATTGATCAAAATCTAGATTTAATAGATCGTTATAGTCATCAGCTAGTGTAGTGTCATCGTCGTCATATATGTTCTTTAAGACGAGAGCAAAATCTTCGACATATAAGTTTCTATCTTTTGGAAGAACATCAAATTTAATATCATGACCTTCTGTAAATAAAGCAATACCGTTTTGATTGTTCCAAAAATTCATACTCTTTTGAGCAAAGAAGTCACCTTCTCCAGTAATATCAACTATCTTGGCGTTAAGCGGTAAGTACTCTCTTTGTAGCTTGTCCTTTAAGCCGTATAACTTTATAAGAACTTCTTCGGGCGTAAAGTCGAACACCTCATCAACTTCTGGAATATCCCAATAATCAAACTCTCCGTTAGGTACATTTATTTTGTATACTAAACTAAAACGGCTTGTTTTTTTAAGAGTACTCGAAGGTACCTTAATAGACATCATCTTTCTTTGTAGCTCTCCATATGTAGAAGAATTAGGAACTGGAATAGCTTTTAGTTTACCAAATCGATCACTCGAGTCATCGATATTCATCCAATATTCCTTAAGTGTAATATTGTTATAGCCAAAGAAATCAATAGCATTTAGTATTGCCTTATATGTTCCTACGAATGGCTTAATATCATGTAATTCTAAGAGTAGCTCTTTTCTCTTTTGATTTAAGAGAATAAAGTCAGGTGCCATTTCAGTGATATCGTGGTCCTTAAATAATAAAAAGTCTGTTTCTTCTAGTCTAGCACCCAAGTTATTCAACATAACTTTTAATCTTTCATCTTCACCTTCTACTTCACCATAAAATTTAATTTCAGCAACAGTTGTTTCAGATATAGAATCTTTTTCGTATATTTGAAGTGTACGGTGGTGTCTCCCTTCATCAAAAGACATTAATGCTATATTGACTGCAATTGCTGAATTATTTAAATCTTCAACCTCTTTAAAGCCATCATCGTCTATATCGGTGTCTGCGTCAACAATGTTAATTACATTACCTAACGACTCGTTAAATATAACTCCGCCTGGAGAAAAATAGTAAAGAGTGTCAGGAGCATCAAGCGGCACATTAAAAGTCAATAAACCATTTGTACCCGGATTTCCTGAATATTCTACACCGTTTGTATATGTTTCCGCTATAGACCCATCTTGATTTTCTCCGTCAGGTGTTTCTGAAAAAGCCATTATATATGGTTGATTAGACACATCGCTTTGATCAAAAATATATGTAAAGCCTCTTTTTAGTGTTAATTCAGGCGCAAATGCACAATCATTTGGAAATCCATCAGTTGGATAATTTAAGCAAAAATTAAGACCATCATCAAGAGCAACACTTACATCAAAATAAGTTTCTAATAAATTATTATCAATAATGTCAATTAGATCAAAGCCTTGTTCTTTTTTAACATCTATTTTTACTACGCCTTCTTCTAAAGCAGTGCCATACATGATAATATCATTTGACGTATCAAAGTCATTAAGCCATCTAAAGTTTAGTGTACTTCCAAATGGAGAGTTTGAAGTCGGATGATTTAACCAAATCTGATTATCCTTCTCAACTTCTTCCATCACAAATAAGTTTACAGTTTCATAAAGACCCGTAGAAACAGGATCCATATGAATAGTGCCTGTGTAAACACCATTAGTATCTTGCACTAAATTAAGATCGTGCTCAGTACCCTTGAAAAAACGTAGCTTTTGAAACATTATCGTATTCTAGTATCGTCTTTTTTAATGGTATAATTTTTATACCCCTGTAAATTCTTTATAGAACCTATTACTTTATAAAAATAGTCATTTAAAAATAGTATAAAAGTTTGCATTAAATCGTTTCGTTGAATATGACCGGATAGACTATTATTAAGCAAGTTATCTCTATAATCATGGCCTAAATTAAGTCTATTGTCTTTTCTAGACTTTTTATAGTCATATAACTTTACAAGTCTATATTTAAATAAGTCTTGAAATAAATTCATGATGATCTTCTAACTATTGATTTTCTATCGCCCGCTTGAAGCCTAGTATAAATTGTTCTTGGTACGGGAATCTCATCGAATGTAACCGTTAGTGCAGCATCTTCATTAATAGAAGGAATGTCTTTAACAAGTTGACCGTCTCTATCTAACCAACCGCCTCTAAATACAGCGACCTCTTCTTTTTCCATAATAATGTCGCCATATTCGTCTAATCCTGCAACATCGGCCGGAATAGAATCGCCAACACTAATATTAACTAATTCAGTCTCTTGAACTTTTTTAAAGAAAACAAATTTTTGTTTACCATTGCCTATGTCTTCCAAGACAACAGGCTGTTGAGGCACAACTTTAGTAGTTATAGATTCATAATAACCTAGTCTTCTAGCTTCCTCTTCTGTTTTAGAAACAAATGTGACATTAACTGCATCAACACCTTCAACTTCTTCTAGTATATAGATAATATCTGACTTTGGTAATTTATCTCTTCTAGTCACATTTAATAAGTAATTAGACACAACATCTCTTATATCATTAAAAATATCTTCCTTTCTAAAACCTTCGAAATATCTAACAGAGATATCCATAGAATAATATCTAGCTTTAGGCTCAACGAACTTAACTTCTGTCGTAACCATTTGTTGACCAGATTCTTGTAAAACTCCAGCCATAGCGCTATATTCATTAGCATCGAAGAACATTTCATTTATAGGTAATGAAAAATAATCTAAGTTCTTAGCCAATTTTCGTTTAACATCTGGAATTGCAAATATGTAAATGACATTATCGTCGTCGATATATTGGTCATCAACCGTGTTATATGCGTCAATGTAAGAGAAAATACCGTATCTGCCTAAGAAATACTCATAATGATCTGGAGTTGCTAAGACAAAGCTCTTAGACGCCATTGGAGCGATTAATTTGGTAAATTCGGTTGATTCTCTATCGCCGCCCATTTTAGGAGATGAGGTAACGCTAGCTTGTAAGAACTTATTTAAGTCATATGAATTTCCAAGAGCATCTGATCCTTCATCGACCCATTTAAAGGTTAGATCTGAAGCATCGTCTAAGTTACCCATAACTCCGTCATGTTTAATATATTCTATTTCAATAGAAGAACCGGAAACTGGCATCATACCAAAATTACCATTGCCAAAATAAACATCTAAGCCTCCGCCGATACCCGTTTTAATAATATAACCCTTATCAGAAGGTAACATTTCATATAAAGAATTAAACTTGGTCCACAATTCGCCATTAACCGATACTGAAACCAAATTGTGGTCCGTTAGGCCTCCAGTTTGGATATTAAACGATTGTAACTTTTCACCAGTTCCAGTCACCGTTTGAGACTCTATTTCGCCTTGTATAATAGAACAAGTAAATGTGCTACTGTCAGATTTTTCTATTCTAAATTGATCTTTGCTAGTTCTAAGCATATAGTTTAATCCATTAGCATCAAACTTTATTTTAGTATTTGCTGGTATATTAATAGCATCTCCTATAACTTTACTTAGATCTACACCGGCAGCCCATCTAAATGTAATCTCTCCAAAGGCCGCAAACCCTCTAGTTGGATCATGACCCGCAAGTCTAGATAGTCCGTAAATAGATTCAGGTTGTTGAGCTGTGTAAATATTTTGCTCAACGGTCGCATCTTCAACATAGAACATTAACATTTCACCAATCTCTGACATAACCTCAAGTATTTGAGAGAAAGGAGATGCCGAAGTCAAGAGAGTCCCAGCTCTATTATAAACTCTACTTATGTAGGTTTTAGCGTCTGTTACTATGTCTTGAGCGACAGTTCTAGTTGTATTTAAAAATTTAAAATCGGCCATTATATGGGTTCATTTAATTAATATAGACTTGTACTAAGTATCTTGAGTCAATTGTTATATCAATATATGCAATATCTCTAACAGTACCTCTAGCGAAAGAGACTTCCGCCGATACTTTATACTTTTTTGCAAGTGGACAATAAAGTCCTATTTGCTCGTCTATTGTAGATTTTATTTGTAAGTTATTATAGTTTAATGAATACACTAAATCCTCTAAATTACATCCAAAATTAGGGTTAGCTAACACCTCTCCTTTGTTTGTAAATAAGACAGTTTCGATCTGAGTTATAAGCTGAGCAATCTCACTACTGCTATGTACTTTAGTCTGATCAAAGTTAGGGTCGCCTACTGTCTTGATATAGAGTTCCATCTAGTATCTATTCAACTTTTTTATTTAGCTTATGAATGCATCATCCAATCGACACCTTCATCTCCTTTTATTTCTTCTATGACAGCTGCAAGCTCTTCATCTCCCATAGATTTTATTTCAGAGTAGTCAAACTCTACATTACCAGGTAACGCAAATTTAAAAATGCCTAATTTAGAACCTAAAGAAATCTTAACTTTAGCAGCGACATATCTAAAGAATATCTCATCAGAATAGAGCGCACAATTAGGAATAGTCTCATAAACTTCAAGTATAACATCTCCTTTAGGAGTGTCTCCCATAAACTTAAGCTCACCTGTCAACTGTGAGAAATGGAACGAAATCGGGTTCTCCATGATTTGTCTAGATAGATCCACCATAGATTGGTTAATTACATAGTATTGTAACTCTTCTGCACCTCTAGCAGCTCCATCTCCATCGTACACATTTCTAAATAACATTCTCTCTAATGCAAAGTCAGAGCCGCTTTCGAATCTTAAGTCTAAGCCTCCGCCTGGTTGATTCCAACCGCTTGCTAAGTCATAAAGACCATAAACAGAGAACACCATGCCAGAACCATCACTTGCGGCCTGTGGTAAATGCAAAGCTCTATGAGCTTTAAAGTAGTCAGTACTAAATACACTATTAGGAATGTGATAATAGTTTTCCTTAACAGAATATTCATAATTCTTATAGAACCATTTAACAGCTCTTTTTATAATATTTAATACTTCTTTTTTAGGAAGATTAACGGGAATCATACATGCTCCCGTAAGTTCATCTGCGATCTCATCTAAAAATAGATCTTGACAATCTTCACCAAAACTTTTTGGAGTATTTAAGCCGCTTTCATTACCGCTTCTGATTTCACTCATCTTATGATTTTATTTTTTTAGTAACTACAACTTCTACGTCATCTTCAAACCTAGAATCTCTAGTTATCATGCCTTCTCTAAATATACCGCCTTTCATTTTACCTTTAAATATACCATCTCTGCCAAAAACAAAACTATTAATAATAGTACAGCTACCATGTACAAAACATGATTCTACTTTAGACTCTTTTACTTCTGTGCCCTGATATAGATTACACCTTTTTAACATAGATCCTTCAACTTTACAACCAAATAAGTCGCTTTTTTCTATATTACCTCTAATTTCGCAATCTACAAAGTCATAACCTTCCAATTGAAAACAAGTTGGAAATTTACCATCTTTAACCTGAATATGAGAAATATCACTATCATAATTAACAATCCCCTCTGTCATACCCCCCTTAGTTATTAGATCCATAACTCTATGTTTCATACGATCCCAATACATATCTATAGTCTCACCGTGATCGTTAAGATCTACTAGAATTTCTATCTTAGGCCAATTCTTATTTACGTTTCTAAAGTCTCTTAAAGATAATGCAACTGGCTCGTTTTTATGTAGAATTCTACGAAGCTCTAATTTGTTTTCTTCTGTAAAATTAGAATTATTACAAGATTTCCAAATAGTCATAATAAATGATTCCCAAAGATAGAAGATATCGTCTTGTCTTTGTTCGTAATTCTTTCCACCTAAATACCTGAACTCCAAATAATTCTTTAACTTCTTTTCAAAATTAATTCCGTAATATTTGGTGTTTGGAAAATCATAGTTATGAATAGAAGTGTTGACCGAATCATAGTGGAATGCATCAACCTTTGGCATAATCCATTTTATACTTTTAGCATAAACTGAATTTTCTCTATCAGGAAATAGATTGTAAACTTGTTTCTCATTGAAGTCCAAGATAAACTTAAGAGTGTTCATCTTAGATATCATGTTCTTATCTTCTAAATAGTCTTTATCAAACGATAAGTTAAGGTGAATACCCGATCTATCCGTTGTATAACCATTTTCTCTGATCCAACCTAACACCTTAATCATCATAATTCTGGCGTTTCTATAAGGCATAGCTCCGGTAACCAGCTCCATTAATCCTTTACCACCTGACATATCAGGTTCAATCTTAAATTCTTTATCAGTTGGTTCAAAATCAGAGTGAGCTTTATCTTCTATACTAATAGAACGGTCTAAAAGATCCTCCAATTGCTTGGTAGTTTCTTTTAGGCCCAATTTGGAATAAAACTCGAACTCTACTCCACATAGTGAAGCATTAAGTATCTCTGCTCTATTAGAATTTTTATGAAGTTTGTTCATCGGGACCGATATATCTTTGTTATGGTATATATCAATCTCACTATGACATCATATTATGATGGTAACTTTAAAAACACTTTTCTAGTTTCTGGATCTATTCTAGTTACTTGAACCGTAATATTATCTCCGTTCTTAAATACTTTGATTAGATCTTCTCCTACTTCACTAATGTGAAGTAAACCAACAACACCTTCTTCAAGAGTTACAAAGATTCCATAATCTTTAACCGCTTTTACTTTAGCGTCAACTGTACTAGGAACTTTGTATCTTTCAAGTATATTGATCCATGGATTGGTTTCCTCAAGTGTCTTTTGAGTCAAAGTAATCTTAGTATTAGATACAATCTCTTTGACCAAGAACTCAATCTCTTCACCTGGTTTAATGCTTTGTGACTTATGTCTCTTAAAGGTTTCTTCATCTAAGTCATTAACATGAATCATACCTGTTAGACAAGTATTAAACTCACAGAAGACACCATATTTTGCGGTACCCGTGACAGTACCTGTAATTCTATCAGTAATATTCTCGCGAAGCTTTGAAATCTCAACAGGAATCATAGCTTGTAGGTACTTTCTGTGTGAAACAACAATTGTACCTCTATCCTGTGAGAATGAAACGGGAACAACATATAGTTCTTGGCCAACAATAGATTCAAAATCATGTAACTTATTAATACCAGCAAGAGAACCTGGCATAAAGCAATCTACACCTTGTACATTAACAACATATCCTCCAGCAGAAATCATTTCCTTAACAACACCGGTCCATGCAGTATCTGCCGAATCTATACCTTCTCTTAGATCCATAAAGATACGTTGACGCATACCCCCGGATATAGTTCCTATGATATTGTTTCTTTCGTCATCATTAGATCCTTCAGTTATAAGAACTGATACTTCTTCTCCAGGTCTGACGTCTCTATATTGAGGATCCTCTTTAGAAAGCTTAACAAAGACAAGTTGACGATAGTTTACATCAACAGTTGCGTGCGTTTCATTAATACCATAAATTTTACCATCATAAATAACTCCAACTTTTAATTTAGGAATGAATTCAGATTCTTTTTCTCTGTTAGTCAAAATATCATAAAACTCTTGAGCATATGACTCTCTAGAAAATACTTTATCCGTACCTTCTACTTTAACATGTGGATTAGATGTTCTAAGAGTTTTTGGACAATCAGCAGCATATCCATCCCAATCAAACTCGCCATTATCTAGAGTCCAGCGATCTCTCTCGTTTTCGATCTTTACTTCTGTTTGTTCTTGTTGAGTCGTTGACTCCGGTTGGGTTACTTCAACCTCCTCGATGGCCTTTTTATTGATTCTAGGCCTTGATTTTTTTTGTGACATTTGTTTTATATTAAAGGTGTAACATATTATATATCTATTAAACTGTGATTCCTTTCCACGAAATGGGTGTAGGTATTAAAACCGGGCCAGCCGGTACTAATCCAATATAAATTCCGCTAACACTAGCTAAGTGGTCTTCAAATCCCTTAATTATATCATCTAGCATTTTAGAAAGTGCAATATTAAAATCTCTTTCATTATCATACTTTGAAAAAGCATCTTTAAACCCCTTAGCAATAGGCTTTGGATTCCCAGGAAATAAGACTAAAACACCAGGAGCCGGTGCAGTATATGGTGGAGTTAAAGGCATAGGAACGGGTAAAAAAGACCCTGGTACAAGGGCAGTTGCCCAATAAGCTACGACCGCTGCACCAATTGGTAACATTAACGGTACCGACGGCTTTGGTCCTTTATCAGAATGCATAACTTTTAAAACTCCAAGAATAGCCAAAAATATAGCTTCTTTTGCTGTATTCATAGCGCCATTATAAATAGCTGGATTTATAGGCCTAGGAATACCTCCTACTTGTTGGATAGAAGTCCCTATTGCCAAGTGGTATTCATCAGTTATTTTTCTAGCCAACTTTCTTAGTTCTTTATCAGTATCTAAAACTTCAATAGTTTTTTCTGGATCTTGAGGATCTGGAATTTCTGTCATATCAGACACTGGCATATCTTCAGCTGGAATAACTCCGCTTGCGCTACCGTTCTTATTTTGAAAGAACGTCGTCATATTTGTTTTAAATAACTCGAAACTCATTATAATATGCTTTGAACATTAAACTCTTTTTGATAATCTTCTAATAGTCTAAAATATGTTTTAATTACGGTCTTATTAGAGAACTCTTCTATATTATATTTAACTATCGTTCCGCGTTCGACTAAATCGTCTAGATCCTGTATTCGACTAGTCATTATCTCTTCTCTAGCAGTCGCATCACTTGGAAGATCTCCTGATTTTTCAACGTTATATGTTATTCCTTCTGGAGAAGTTTCAGTTGCCATAACCTGATTGCCATGCAAGAGTATTTCTTCTTCGTATTCTTCTCCTACAATTTTTTTACCGTATACATAAATTACAGAATCAGTAATATGTAATTTACATCTATTTTCTAGTCTTTCAAAATTAAAAGTTACTTGATTATTTGACCCTGATTTTCTAATAGGTCTTTTAGTGGGATCTATATGTTCTAAAAGTCTTTCATACAGCGGTCGGTCACCCTTAAAGCCTGCAATTACTTTCTCAATAATTATATTATCATCAAATTGACCAGGTGTTACATCATATACTAGCTGTTCTATCGTCTTTTTTCTACCTGAAAAAATAAAATTTAACTCGTAAGCAGAATTTTCTGCGTCTTTGTTTTCAAAATGGCCTCTTAGTTTTTCTTTAAATTCAGAAAAATCATGTTCACCTGCAAATTTAAATGTTTTACCACCGGCTTTTAAATCTCTACTTAATAAATCTTGACATGCGTCTATTAGTCTTTCAGAAATAACTCGCCTACGATCTTCACTATTTAAGACATAATTTTCGCCGTATTGATTAGTTAATTGTTCAAGTGTCATTGCCTATCATTTTTGCTGGATAAAACCAGGGCCTGCATTACTATTTATCTGTGTTTGCAAGTTAATCATAGCTGGTAATTGAGGAGGCAAAGGAGGACCTGAAGGACCTACGCCCGTTGGATGAGTGTGACCATTGAATTGAGTTATAATCTCTGCCAATAAATCAGCTAAAGTTTGACCTTTGACTGCAGGTTCAGCAGTGTCGGTTCCGTCTGTAGCGATGTATATTTTATCAGAATTAATGAATATCTCACCTTCTGGAGAGAATCTAATCATGGGCTGATCCGTTTGAGAATCTCCGGTAGTCATGACTAAGCCATCTTCTGGAGACCAATAAATTCTCACGTTTCTTTCAGCATCATACACTAAGGATATAACGTCATATGGTCTCTCGCTATTCTGAAGTACGTCTGTTTTTAAGTCAGCGTTTTGATTAACTTGAAATAAATATTCAGGGTGGTAGATATCGCCATTATCAAATCTAATACCAACAATATCGCCTACTCTTGGTACTACATGATGACCGGGTGTCATTCTATTCATTGGAGAAGCCCACGGAATAGCTTCAACCGGAATGGTATCAAACTTACCAAATACTTTAACTTTACATCGACCGTTTGATAGTGGATCTTGATTGTCCACTACTTCTCCTAACCAATGTGTATCTCTAATATTATCATTTATAAGCTCAGCCTGTTTCATACTCTTCTTTCAATTGCGTTGCCTAAATCTTTTGGAATTCTAGAAACCGAAGGGTCCTTTCCTCTACTCGAGGTCGCCGGGCCGGCTTCATATACGTTGTTAGGAGTTATACTTCCAGCTGGGCCATATTTTAATTGAGTAGGATCTGGATATACATTGGGTGGAATATCTGGAGAAGATGGAGGTCTAGAACTAGCTCCAATTTGACCAGCTATATTAGCAATACCATTAAGACTTCCTGTTCTAATAGCATCTTGTATAGTAGATGCAGCGTTTAAACCATAAACATTACCTAAAAGTAAAGTACCCACTGTGTTATCTATTGTACTTTGTATTTTACTATCAAGTTTAGCCGATGCTGCTCCAACAAGGGCTTCTTTAGCGCCTTGCTTCATTAATTCAGCATTAGAAAGACCTTCATCATCTAGAATATTTCTCATAGAATTGGCGTATAGCTTCTTGTAATCATGTAGCGTTTCATAAAATATACTTATGGTTGGAGAAGCTGCCCCTTCTGGGTTTTTACTTAAATCAGCAAATACGTTATTTGTAGAATCTATATCAAATTGACAATGCCCAAGTTTAATGGCAAAATACGGCTTTACAGATTTTACATCGCCTTCGTTGGGGTCGTCTTTAATTATACCCGAATCTGTAATAGCTTGACCTATGTTATCGTTTATGCCTGCAACTTTATTTACAACAGATTGAACACTTTTATTACTTTTAAAAGTTCTAACCTCACTGACGTATATGTAAAATGAAAATCTTCTTAGATTTAAAGGTAAAACTTCAACCCATCTATCGAAGTCATACGCTGCATCTTTATAAAAATCCATTAAGCCCGTGACTGTAAGTTCTACGGTTTCTAAACATGCTATGTCTATTTTTTTATCAGCGCCTCCTCTAAATGGATCTTGCATATTACCGTATTGTCTAGTAGCATCTAAACCTGAAACACTTTGCCAAAACCAAGGCATTTCAGTATTAAGCTTTTGTAAGATCTTCTTAAACGTTTGTAACTTTTTAAGCCTATCATCATCGTTAATAACATCTTTAAGATATTCTTCGGCTGGACCAGCAAATAAAGGTGATTCTTCTCTATTATAAAAATCGAACATAAAGAAAAAGCTCAAGTATGTTGGATCCTCGTGCGTTTTATTGAAAAGTTTACCCTTTCTAAAATCATTTATAGACTTAAAATCTGACATATACTATATATTATAGTGCCGAGAACCTAGTCGGCCACTCCCTTCTCATTAGCGTTAAAGTTTGAACTATACCCTTTGATTTTGTATAGCTATAGTCAATGTTTTGTATAATATAATTTCCACTTATAAAGTAGTCTACTCTAGCCTGATCATTAGACTTATCATCTTCAAACTGTCTGTCTTTAAAACCTTGTTTTTTAGCCTCTTCGTCTTTTATATCAGAACTTGCCTTTTTAATGTCGTCATACATGTACATCAAAACAGGCACTTTTTGATATTTATATACACTTGGATTAAATGAAGCAAGCGTAACTCGTAACACCATTTTAGATGTCTCTAAATTATTTCTAAAATTATGAACCTTAGAAAATGCATAACTAGCATGCACATTACCCATTCCTTCTTCACCTACATCTTGTCTACCTACATATTTATGTTTAATTTGACCAGTGTATCGATCTTCAGATCTTCTACCTCTTAAAGGTTCTTCAGAATCTAAAAGATTCTCAGATGTAAGCGGATCAATTGTAAATTCAGAAAGATCTTCAGTAGTGTCATCATATATTTGAATATCTCTAAAATGACCATGATTGGCTACTATAGCAGATGAATTATTCTCTAGTGAATATTTATTAATATAGTTATTAAACCCTTTAAATCTAAAGTAGTTTGTTAAAACTAATTTGGATTTTATGTTATCGTTATTATTAGTTCCTTCTTCAGCCTCTGATAAAGATTCAGAGAAAGACATTAAACTATCTTGAGCATCTTGAAGACTCATAGTATTCTTAGAATTAAAGATTCTATTGACTTCAATAAAGTTTAAATAATAATACTGATCAATAAAATACGTTTGAAAAGCATTATCAGAAATATATGAAGTTTCAACAATATTCTTAATAAATTTTTGATGAGAAATATAAGGTTGAATTCTAACTTGTTCATCAGAAGTTGCATCTATATTAGTTACAAGTCCTAAACCCAAGTATTTAGCCTCTTCTTCTAGATGGCTTAAAGATGTACCGGATTCATAATATCTACACTCTTCACTATCAACAAAGGGAACTTTAGCTTTTCCTATAAAATTGTATCTTACTATACTATCTTCATCAGCTGGCAAATTAGATACCTTTAAAATATCAAAATCCATATGTATCGATTTAAAAGTAGACTCATTTTTAGAATTTAAGAGAAATGTAATGACATCGCCATCTCTTGGAAATGTATCAATTGAAAAGTTATTTTGAGTATCTGCAATTGATATATTTAAAGTTGGTAAAAACCCAGAACAATTTAATGCAAATGAAATAATATCAGCTGGAGTAAATTGATAACCATTAATAGAAACATATGGTTCATTTACTCCTAATACCTTAGTTTGTTTTATACCTCCATTCTCCTCTTCAAACGATTTTACCTTAATCTCGGTAGGCAGTATCGATGGCTCAATAACTGCATATGTATTGTTGTTAAAGTCCATACTTATCGATTTAACATATTGTTAAGTTGGTCTATATCTATACCTACGCCTGAACTCGCTGAGGATCCCTTATTCTTTCCTGGATTTTCTATAGAATCTACAACTGAATCACTTTGAGCCTGTGCACCAAATATTACTTGATTAGCCTGAAACTTAAATGTCTTCTTTCCAACTGGAATCACATTGGGTGGAAGTATATTTTCTTTATCATATTTCTTTTTAAGAGCTTCAACTCTATTTTGGTCTTTCTTACTCAATCTTTTAGTATCTATAAACTGTTGCTTAACTGTGTTTTCTTCTTTTTCCTCAATTCTATCCAATGTTCTAAATGGAAAATCAGCTCTTGGTATTCTTATAGATTCTCCTTCAGCTATAGAAAAAGGATCTGATATACCATTAAACTTAAGTATTAAATCAGCCTTCTCAACCGTACCATATGCGCTTAAAGAAATTAAATCAATTCTACCAGCCTCAAATGCATTTATAATTTTTATAGTATAGTCACTATTTTTTACGTTCTCTAATTTTACATTAAAGAACATAGTAGGTTGAACAAGTATTAACTTGATTCCCTCTATTACTTTATTTTTGATAGTAGCTAAATTCATTATCCAAATGCCATATCAGAACCGCTTGTTTCCATACCGGCTCCAAAGGTTTTATTACCATATGCCCCTTGATTATATAAAGCAATACCAGGAGCTCCTTCGGGCTGAAGATACATTCTACTCTTGCCACTGTTAAACATGCTCTCGATCTCCGTTTTATCTCTTGGACGGCCTGGTTTTAAAGTAACCGTAACCTTAAGCTTAGTTGGGAAATCTTCATACCCTAAAGGACCTTCAAATTCAAACTTAGCGCTTTGCATTCCTAGGTTTCCTATAACCATAGCTGGATTTAAGGGGTTTCCCACAGTAATATGCCATTGACCGGTTGGATCACCCGTTAAGAAGGCCTGCATAACTGTAGCGCCTTGTTTACTACCAAACAATTCCATAAGTCCTCCGCCTATAATATTGTTAAGTACCTTTGAATTTCCACTTTTTAAATCATCCCATAGATTAGTAGCCGCGCTTGCAAATTGATCAACGATGCCACCTAAAAAACCTTTATAATCACCAGATTGCAATTTAGATAAATCTCCAAATGGTTTACCAACCATACCATTAGAAACACCTCTTGTAGCTCCTCCCCAAAATGGTGCATTATTTGTAGTTAAAACTAATAAGTTAGATAAAGTATCCATAAATGCTGCTCTTGGACTAACATTACCATATGCTTTAAGATCGTAATAGAAATTAAGTGTAAACTCTTTATCAAAGTTTATGCCTCTATCTCTAATCATCATGCTTTTAATAACATTAAGCGGACCATATACGTGATTAGGATATGTAGTTGACATTGGGTCGTAACCTGCTCCCAGTTCTCGCTTTCTAGCAGCTGATACGGCGTCATACCCACTGGCTCCAGCTTCAATAGCACTTAAAAGAGGAGAAGAACTAATTCTATTACCTATCTTACCTCTATCGGTTTGACCTTGCATGGTTTGAACTTGTGCTTCTATGTCTTTCCAATTGTATCCTGTTCCAAAAGAAAATATATCTTTTAATTCATTACCAAGAGTAGGACTCATCCAAGTTATGGCTCTAGCAATATCGGGCTGTTGTGTATCTACTGGTTTTCCATCTGGTCCAAATTGCTTAGGACTAAATATATCGTCTGGCGCTGGAAAAGGAAATCTTCTTAAAGTAACCATGTAGTTGTTAGGAATGGTACCGTAATGCTCACATTGGATAAAGTCTTTAAGTTGATAACTATGTCCAAATGATTCTATTTTTCCACATTCTTCAACAATTTTTTTAGCAGAAGGATTAAGTAAACTATCTTTTTTACTTGCGTTTATCGCTTGTGATAAATCGGGCGCATTAACATCATCATTTTGATTGCCTAAAGCAATATTTTTATATTTAAATAATGTCCAAGCATTAAATTGACTTCTAGGAGCAGAACCAGGATCAATAGTCGCTTTATTTTTAGCACCTGCATTATCAACTTCATAAGTTCTACCTGACAAATCATTAGATTTGTCATACGGATTTGGATCCTTAAGAGCGCTGGTCGCTTCTTTAGCATCTTCAAAAACTGTTCCGCCTAGCTTAGAAGCAATTAAATCTTTATCTTCTGTACTTTCACCAAAAGTATTTAAAGCATTATCTAAAGTTTCTTCGCTAAAAAGCTTTTCACCAGTTTCTAAATCTCTAAATTGCTTTACTCCGTTGTCTATTCCCTCAAATGTTAATGGCATGTAAAAGATAATCTTTTTTGTATATATCTTTCAACGCCACCATTCAGATTAACTTATTATAAATTACCACTCAGTGGCATCAAGCTCTTCAGACGTGGGACTGTATAGGAGTTCATCAGCCCAATCCTTTTCTTTTGGATACTTATCTGCTAAGAATCTTTTTAAAGCTTTCTCATAAAGTCCTTTTGTTTGAAAAAAGAACTCCCCGTTAGAATAAACAGACCTATTGGCTAATTCGAATATCTCCTTCAGTTTCATCTGTATCATAAAGGTCTGTAAGTTATTGAACAATTCTACTTGCTCACCCCGAGTCCTAACACAAAACACTGAGTCTACAACTATTAAGTATTTTTCCCAATTCTTACCTGCAAAAATATTATTCTCTATGTCTTCTACTGTAGAATAGTTCTTTCTAGCCAAGTTCATTCGAGTCTCGGTACCTTTAAAGTTTCTAATGAAACGACCTCCAAAAAGATTTTTCTTTAAAAAATAGATGTTATCATAAAACTTGATAACTTTAATTTGATATTGAGGATTTATATCATCAAACTTCACATCGTGAATAATACACCTAACCGGAATAAGAACATTAGGTTGTTGAGATGTGGAGATAAGAGCTTGAATATATTCGCCCTTTGAAAAAAGCTTATGCTTAATCATTATCTATAAACTTAACATTATCAAATTTACTAAGGACACCCTTTTTTGGATAATCACATCGATTAATAATTGTTAAGTCTAGTTGATATTCTTCTGACATCAAACTTATAAAATCTCTAAAGTTATCGACAGTCTCTTGATCTAAACTCTTAAATAAGTAGGCTGCTCGATGTGAATCTTGTTCCTTTTCTAAAAGACATCTAAACATCTTTTCTATATGGAGTGTAACTATTATATCAGAGGGTTCGTTACCGTAGGGATCGCTTTTAAGTAATCTAGAATAGATGTCGGAGTAAGACACTACAACGTCATAATCCTCTGCTTTTACGTAGCGATTAAACTCAGTCTTAGTCTTACACCATATACCATCTATTTTTAAGTTCATATTACTTTGTGAATTTTTCTAAGCGCTTAATTTCTTTCTCAAGCTCCTTAATTTTATTAGCCGCTAATTCTTTACTAGGCTTATATTTAGATCCCCATTCAGATCTAACCACAATCTTAGAATGATCTAGTTCAGTTCCTAGATCTATACCTAGGTCCATTGCTAGTTCATTTAAGAAAGTAATCTTAGAGTTGACATTATCTATGCCATCAAAATCAAAAACTTTACGAGACTCGAATTCTTCTCCAGCCCCGTTAATGTTATCGTCGTGAATGATTTTGATTACCCCGTTCTCAGCTAGTTCTATAGCTATTGTAATCATTGAGTCCTTTGTTTTCTTGATTCATCAGCTTGCTTCATCAACTTTCTAGCAGTCTTTTTATCAGCATGCCAAGTTTTCTTATTTTTGAAAGTAGTTAGCTTCCATGCTTCAGTTAAAAGAGCAATCTCATCTTCATTATAACCTTGAGTTTGCCAACCTGATACGACAGCTGCCAACTTTTCTTCCATAAGAACAGTAGTTTGCTGCTCTAGTCTATCGAGGTTTGCTTCGTGGATCTTACGACCGTTTTCTCTTTGAGCTTGTCTAAACTCAACAGAATTTCTATCAAGAGGATGCATTTCGTTTTTAGCTCTAAGTACCTTTTGTTGACGAAGCATATTACGACGTTGTGCATGATTTGGCATAGCAAATTGCACTTGAGGTTGTTGCTCATTCTGATTTTCCTGAACTTGTTCTGACATTATAGTATGATTTAATGAATGTTTCAATTTGAGACTTAAGTTGGTCTCTTAAGTTATCTATTTGACTTTCTATGAGTAGCGAAATATTCTCATGTAGATCATCTTCTGTTAGATCCATCTCATCTTTAAGCATCTTATAGACAGATTTAGATGGAATATTGACGCTGACTGGCATGTCAGCTGAGTTTTTCTTACTCATCTTCTTGAGCATTTCCAACATAACGTTGGTCTCTGCTACAGGTTCTGGCATGGTTTCAACCTTGACCTCAGTCTTAGTTTCGGTTTTAGTTGACACCTGACCCTTTTCCATAGTAGTTAAACCCAATGGTTCTGCAAGTCTTTTAGCTTCATCTAAAGTTGAGGCTCTTAATGTATACTCGTTAATTAAACTCTTATTGATTCTCGAACCATCTGTAAAATAAAGCCACTGTTTATCGACTTTCTCTACGTCTTCGGTTACGACTTGACCCGCTCTTTCACTCTTCGTCCATATGAAGATTCCGGGCTCTCTTTCTTTTGTTGCCATCATTTTAAATAATTTGTATAGATTATTCCGAAGGTTCATTGCTAAACGAACTACTTTCCTCTATATCATACTCACCTGCTATAAATTGTTTAATAAAATCTATAGAGTCTTCTGGTCCCATTACGGCGTCAGCCTTAACATAACGTCTTGACCAATCTTTAAAGAATTGTTCGTTGCCCTTAGTTAATAGTTCCTTCTTTAGTGAATCTACAGAAGGAACAAAAAGTTTATTGAATCCCATTACTTAATTGTTTTAATACGTTGTTTGAAACTAGGCGGAAATAAATCTGGCTTATTTATCAAGCTTCTAAAGCAAGCGTCCACCACATA